TCCCATGTCGAGGGTCGTGGACAAGTTCGGGCTGTCCGCCAGCACGGCGAGCCGGAACATCTACCTCCTGTCAAGCGGCCTGGTCAGGCCCAAGGACGACCGCAAGGGCTTCGGCCTGATCCGGACCGACACGGCGCCCACGGACCGACGGACGTTGCAGGTCTACCTCACCCCGAAGGGTCAGCAGGTCGCAAAGGGATTGATGCAGGTCAGGTGAAGCCATGATGAACATCAGGAAGCGCGGGAAGTCTTGGCAGGTGGACGGGATCGTCGAGGGCCGCCGCGTCCGCAGGCAGTTCAGGTCCGCGGCGGAGGCGGAGGCGTTCGTCTCCGCAGGCACGGGCCAGCCGGTGCGGGAGCGCACCCTCGGCGAGCTGTATTCCCGCGTCTACGCGGCGAGGTGGTCGGCGCTGAAGTCGCAGGCGATGGCCGGGCTCGGGCAGCGGATCGTCGAGCGGTTCGGGCCGGACACGCCGGTCTCGAAGATCGACGCCGGGAGGCTCCATGACATGGTCTCCGGGCTGCGGAAGGACGGCTACTCGAACGCCACGATCAACAAGTGGGTGTGCGGGGTGGGCGTCATGCTCCAGCACGCCGTGCTTGAGGGGTGGATCGACAAGCGACCGGAGATCCGGTCCCTGAAGGAACCGGCAGGCCGCAACCGGTTCCTGTCCCCGGACGAGGAGAGGGAGATCACGGACCTGATCGGGCAGCAGGACGAGCGCCTTGCCAAGCTCGTGTCGGTGCTCGTGGACACCGGGCTGCGCCTGTCGGAGGCCATCGGACTGGAGTGGCGGGACATCACCGGCGACCAGCTGACCGTCCATGACACGAAGAACGGGTCGTCCAGGAGCGTGCCCCTGACAAGGCGGGCCAGGGAAGTACTTGCTTCACTCGACCGGTCCTGCCAGCGTCCGTTCTCGTTCACCGACCGTCACCATGCTTCGAGGGCGTTCACCCGGGCGAGGGAACGGTCGTCCATGCGCGGGGACGAGGAGGTCGTCATGCACACCCTGCGGCACACCTGCGCCTCGCGGATGATCCAGCGGGGGGTTCCCGTGGCCGTGGTGTCGTCGTGGCTTGGGCACCGCAGCCTGGCCGTGACGATGCGCTACTCCCACCTCCGGCCAGACCACCTCCGGGACTACGTCCATGTCCTTGAGCGGTCTGCCTGACGAGAGCCAAAGCAACTACAGTTACCGATAACTGTAGCAGCTTTGCTCCATGTGACACGCCTATCGTTGGACCCCACAAGACCTAGTATCTTGTGCGCCTGATGTGACAGAACATGTGACACGATGTGACACAACTTCCACTGCTGCCGAATAAAACCGACTTTGAGATCGCGGGCGTGGCGAAACTGGCAGACGCACGAGATTTAGGTTCTTGACGCGACTATCGCCATTTGGTCACTAACTGACACAAGACAACTGTTGACATTCATTCTCGTGGGGGATGTCACATGTCGTGTCACAGCCTGGTTTCGGGAAGACGCGATCCAATAATTATTTGCGTTTCTCCCAAGTTTCCCTTCCCTCCATGTTCGCCGGATGGCTACAATCAACATAAGACAATAGAAGGGTGACAAAGGGAAGAAAGGAAACCGCTGAAAGCGGTCTGCTTTAGGAGCCTTTGGCAACCTTCTGACACACATCGACTCCCCTAAAGGATGGTCACCGGATGACCCTGACGCAGAGGCAGCTCGACAAGGAGATGGTTGAGTCGGGAAAGTCCCGGTACTGGCGTCGAACCGAGAAGGCCAAGCACGGGGAGAGGGAGTCGGACACCGACCACGGTACCCGTCTCCTGAACGCTGCCGTCTACCCGGTGGCTCAGGCCCTCCGGGACGAGTACAAGACCATCGGTCGTCCCGGGTTCAACAACACCGGGGTGAAGGGCCTGAAGGATTCCGGCATCGAGCCGGAGGTCCTCGCCCTCCTTGCCCTCCAGTCCGTCATCGACGGCATCAGCCGCAAGCAGCGGGCCAGCCGGGTCATGTCGATCATCGGCCGACGGATCCAGACCGAGGTCCTCCTGGAGCGTCTGGCCGGTGACAAGCCCTTCGTCCTGAAGACCGTCGAGCGGTGGACGTCGGACCCGCAGTCTGACCTCCGTCGCCGGGCGACGATCCGGAAGATCGTGTCCAACATGGGCGAGGAATGCGGCGCCCTCGTCAGGAGCGTCACCATCGACGAAGCCCTGCTGCTCCGCATGGGGTTCGTCCTCGTCGAGCTGATCCGTCGGCACACGGGACTGATCGAGGTCCGCAACGTGTCGACCGCAGCCAAGCGCGTCACGACATGGATCGTGCCCACCCAGGAAACGGTGGACTGGATCCGCAACTACGGGTCTTCGTGCGAGTTCCTCCGTCCTGTCAAGCTGCCGATGGTGGTGCCTCCGTACAACTGGTCCAGCCCGACGGTGGGCGGCTATGCCAACGACCTCGGCGAAGACCTTGTCAGGTCGGAGTCCGGCATCCAGATGCGGTGCGCCACCAAGGACCAGATGCCGACCGTCTATCGCGTCATCAACGCGATGCAGCGAGTTCCCCTGCGCGTCAATGCCAGGGTCCTCGACGTTGTCGACACGCTCTACCGCAACGGCGTCTCGTTCGGAGACCTGCCTCCGACGGAGGACATCCACACGCCGCCTCGGCCAAACCTTCCGTCTTCCGACCCCGGCATCAAGCTCTGGCGGCGCGACTGCCACAAGGTCCTCGAAGCCAACAGGACCAACGTCGGCAGGAGGATCAACGTCGCCCAGACCCTGTCCCTCGCTGTAAGGTTTCGTGATACAAACTTCTTTCTGCCGGTCTGCATGGATTTCCGCGGCCGCGTCTACCCGCAGACGACCTACCTGTCGTACCAGGCAGGAGACCTTGGCAAGGGGCTGACATCGTTCGGGCTGGGCAAGCCGGTGCGCGTCGAATCGCCGGAGTGGACCGCCCTCCTGCTCGGCGGCGCCGGGCACATGGGCGTCAAGGGAAGCATCAACGAGCGCGTCAAGCAGGCCGATGCCTTTGTCAGGGGCGGCCTCGTGAAGGCGGTCGTCACCGACCCGTTCCAGCACAAGTCGCTCTGGATCGACCGCGACGAGCCGGTGCAGTTCCTGTCATGGTGCCACGACGTCGTCGACGTCCTGTCCGGGAAGCCCAGCCACCACCCGGTCTGGATGGACGGTTCCTGCAACGGCCTCCAGATCATCAGCCTGCTGCTGCGCGACGAGGTCGGGGGGCTGCTCACCAACTGCTCCCCCGCGTCCCTCGACACCACCCCAGTCGACATCTACACCGCCGTCGCAGCAAGGACGCAGGAGCTCCTTTGCCAGGAGCGTGACCCGAAGACCGTGCTGTGGGCCCGTGACTGGGTCCGCTACGGGATCGACCGCGCCTGCGTCAAGCGCTGCGTCATGATCGTTCCATACAACGGCTCGATCCACGCTGGCGTGACCTACATCCGTGACTGGTACCAGGAGAAGTACGCGAAGGAGGGCGGCCCCTGGAAGGAGCCCAATTACCCGATCGGCTACCTCGCCACCGTGGTCTGGAAGGCCATCGGCGAGACCATCCGAAAGGGGACGGAGTTCATGAAGTGGATGCGCGGGGTGCAGAAGGTGTGCAACGCCAACGGCATCCAGCCGTCGTGGATCACCCCGTCCGGGTTCCTCGTCCACCAGATTTACCACCAGTACGACGCCTGCAACGTCAAGACGACCCTTGGCAGGACGGTCAGGATGTTCCAGCTCCGCAAGGCAAGCAAGCGGATCGCCACGCGCAAGCACCTCAACGCCCTCGCCCCGAATTACATCCACTCGCTCGACGCGGCAGCGGAGATCCTCACGTTCGATGCGCTGCTGGACGCGAAGATCGACAACTTCCTTGGGCAGCACGATTCCTACGGATGCCTGGCGGCCGACGTTCCCAAGGCATACAAGATCCTGCGGAAGACCTGGTCCTCGATGTTCGAGGATGACCTCTTGTCAATGTTCCGCAAGCACGTTCAGCACGAACTACCGAAAGGCGTGGAGCTTCCCGCGGTTCCCGCCTACGGTTCCTTGGACCCGCGGGACATCAACCATTCTCCGTATTTCTTCTCATAACCGTCGCCAACGGGCGACAGAGGCAGTAACATGGCAGCCATGATGACGCAACAGATGCCGACGATCAAGATCACCACCCCCATCGGGACCGCGAAGTACCCGTACCTGATGGAGCCGGACACCAAGTTCCACGCCGAGGGCGAGTACCGGGTCGAGCTGGTGCTTGACCAAGGCGAGGCCGCAGAGGAGCTGTTCTCCCGCGTCACGGCTTTCCGTGACATGGCAGCCTCGGAAGCCAAGAAGCTGTCCGGCGGCAAGGCGGTCAAGATCGCCCCGACGTTCCCGCTCGTCCGCAACGAGGACGGCACGATCTCCGTCAAGGCCAAGATGAAGGCCAAGGTGACCACCAAGTCTGGTCGCTCGTGGGAGCAGCGGCCGGTCCTGTTCGATGCCAAGGGCACCCCGATCAAGAGCGAGGTACGCATCGGCAGCGGATCGCGCCTGCGCCTCAGCCTTGAGATCGCTGCGTTCAACGCACCAGGGATCGGCGGATTCGGCGTCAGCGCCCGCCTCCGTGGCGTTCAGGTCATCGAGGTTCGGGAGCCCCGGGCGACGTCCGCGACCGACTTCGGATTCGGCGCCGAGGAGACCGGCTTCGTGACGGAGACCTTCGACAACTTTGAAGACGACAACAAGGTGTCCAAGCCGGGCACCAACAAGGCCGACTTCTGATGGCAAACAACCGTCAGCGAGGCAAGTACGGGGAGCGTTCCGCGAGGGACGCCATCCGTTCCTGCTGGCTGATGGATGGGTGCCACCGTACCGGACAGATTTCCGCGAAGGTCAGCGGTGCGGACCTCGGCGGAACAGGCAAGCTCCATGTCGAGGTCAAGCTGCGAAAGACGCTTGCCGTCGAGAAGTTCCTGGAGCAGGCCGTCCGGGACGCCCGTCCAGGGACCGTCCCGGTGGTGTTGATGAGAAGGGACAAGGGGGAATGGATCGTGATGCTGCGTATCTCGGACTCGCTCCGGTTCGCGGCTGAGGTTCTGGGAGCTTCAACAAAGAAGGAAGAGAGCTGACATGCCTTGCTTCGTCACGGACAAGACGCTGGACACGGCCACGGAAAAGGTCCTCAAGAACTGCCACGGAGACGTCATCCGTGTCAACATCCTCGGCGACATCGAGTTCCACAAGAAGGACGCGAACGGGTGCTTCTACGTCTCGCATCAGGACATCGGCGTCCTCGTTCGGTTCCTAGTGGAGCAGATGGACTCGGGGCTTGCAGACTGAGTCGACGTTCGTCAGGCACGAGCCGTGCCCGTCCTGTGGCAGCAGGAACAACCTTGCTCGCTACAGCGACGGGCACGGCTACTGCTTTGGGTGCGAGTACCACGAGAGAGGCGACGGATCCGTCGCAAGCGAGAGGAAGGCGGTCAGGATGCAAGGAATGATCCCGGCGACGTACCAGTCGCTTGACAAGCGGTGCTTGTCGGAGGAGACCTGTCGGCTATGGAACTACGGGGTAGGGGAATACGCAGGGCAGCCCGTTCAAATAGCGGAATACCGGAACGTCTCGGGCGAGGTCGTGGCCCAGAAGATCCGCACGCCGGACAAGCAGTTCCGGATCCTTGGCGACGCTTCTTCCATTGTTCTCTTCGGCCAGCATCTGTTCGCGCCATCCGGCAGGATGGTCGTGGTGACCGAGGGGGAGATCGACGCCATGAGCGTCAGCCAGCACTGCTGGGAGAACAAGTTCCCCGTCGTCTCCGTGCCGAACGGGGCCACCTCCGCCGCCAAGGCAGTAAGGCGATCGCTGGATTGGCTCGAAGGTTTCGACAAGGTGATCTTCGCCTTTGACATGGACGAGCCTGGGCAGGAGGCTGCCAAGGAGTGCGCCCTGCTCCTGTCGCCGGGCAAGGCGCACATCGCCAGGCTCCCAGCCAAGGACGCCAACGACGCGGTCCGGGTCGGCAAGGTCAAGGAACTCATCGACTGCCTGTGGCGGGCACAGCCGTTCCGTCCCGACTGCATCGTCTCCGCATCCGACATCTGGGACAAGATCGCCGAGTGGGACGGGAAGCAGGGCATCTCCTACCCGTGGCCCGAGCTGAACCCGATGACGCACGGCATCCGGCTCGGCGAGATCGTCACGGTCACCGCCGGTACCGGCATCGGCAAGAGCCAGTTCTGCCGCGAGATTGCCCACCACCTTGTCAAGCAGGGATTCACGATCGGCTACATCGCTCTTGAAGAGAGCACGGCGCGGACGGCCCTCGGTCTGATGTCCATCGAGGTGAACCAACGGCTTCACCTTGGCGCTGACAAGCAGATTCTGAAGGACGCCTTCGACCGGACATTCAGCGAGAACCGCGTCTACCTGTACGACCACTTCGGTTCGACCGAGGAGCAGAACCTCCTCGACCGCATCCGCTACATGGTGAAGGGGCTTGGCTGCAAGGTCATCGTCCTAGACCATGTCAGCATCGCCGTCAGCGCCACGGAGGGGGACGAGCGCAAGATGCTCGACGCCCTCATGACGAAGCTCAGGACCCTTGTCGAGGAGGTGAAGTGCGCGATGTTCCTGGTGTGCCACCTGCGAAGGGTGGACGGAAGGCCCCACGAGGAGGGCGGCGAGGTCCGGCTGTCCCACCTGCGCTCCAGCGCCGGAATCGCCCAGCTCTCCGACTGCGTGATGGCTCTGGAAAGAAATCAGCAGAGCAGCGAGCACCGAAACCAGACCCGCGTCCGGGTCCTGAAGAACCGCTTCACCGGGGAGACGGGGGTGGCGATGGCGCTTGAGTACGACCAGGCCACCGGACGCATGGCACCGTGCGCCCTGTTCGACCCGGCCGGAGAAACTGCGGAATCCCACGACTTCTGACATAACTTGCCAAATGGCGACATTACAATAATGTCATGGACTCCACACTCCTAATCACCGGCGCAGACTCGGCGATCGTCGGCTGGATCAGCCGGTGCGGTGATGTGCCCATCGTGATCTACGACCGGGCCAAGCTCTGCAAGCACTTCGTCAGGGACGGCATGACGGAAGACGAGGCGGAGGAGTGGATCGTCGTCAACATCGAGGGTGCCTGGGTGGGCAAGGGCACCCCGGGGGTCCTGAACAAGGGCGGCATCGACAAGGTCAAGGAGGTGCTCAAGTGATGCGGTTCGTCCTCGACATCGAGACTGACTCGCTTGACGACGTCAAGAACATCTGGAGCATCGTCCTGCGGGACGTCGACTCCGGGAACATCATTGCCAGCACCTGCCCGGAGATCGGGCATTCGGCGGCCTTCGAGCTGATCCAGCAGGCCGACGAGCTGGTCGGACACAACATCCTCTCCTTCGACCTCCCGGTGCTTGCGCGTTTCGGGTGCTGCCCGAAGCATTCCTGCACCGTCACGGACACGCTCGTGCTTGCGCGGGCTGCCTGGCCCGACGTCCGCAACGACGACTTCAAGCGGCAGAACTTCCCGAAGGACATGATCGGCTCCCACTCCCTGAAGGCGTGGGGAGCCAGGCTCGGCATCCTGAAGGACCTGTTCGGAGAGACCGCCGACTGGAGCTACTGGTCCGAGCGGATGCAGGAGTACTGCGAGCAGGACACGGCGGTGACCCTTGCCCTCTACCGGCAGGTCATGAAGGAGGGGATCTCTTCCGAGGTCGTGTCGCTTGAGCATTCGGTGGCCCGCATCTGCCTGAAGATGGAACGGCACGGGTGGAGGTTCGACCTGTCCGCCGCCGACGACCTGACCGCCAGGCTCCTTGTCAAGAAGCGGGAACTGCGCGAGCGGCTTGAGAAGACCTTCCCGCCGAAGATCATCAAGCTCAAGACGAAGACCAAGACAGAGCCGTTCAACCCAGGCAGCAGGCAGGACATCGCCCGCGCCCTTCAGGAGCTGTACGGCTGGAAGCCGGTCGAACTGACCGCGACCGGGCAGCCCAGGATCGACGAGGACATCCTGTCGTCGCTCGACTATCCGGAGGCCAAGCTCCTCTGCGAGTACCTGCTTGTCGTCAAGCGCCTTGGTCAGATCGCAGAGGGAGAAGAAGCCTGGCTGAAGCTAGTCAAGCGCGGGCGTCTCCACGGACGGATCAACACCAACGGGGCGGTCACCGGCCGGGCCACGCACTCGAAGCCGAACATGGCCCAGGTTCCTGCCGGTCGCAGCCCATACGGCAGCGAATGCCGCTCCCTGTTCCTGCCTTCCCAGGGCATGGTGCTTGTCGGCGCGGATGCCTCGGGCCTTGAGCTGCGCTGCCTCGCGCACTTCCTTGCCAAGTACGACGACGGCGCCTACGGCAGGATCGTTGTCGACGGCGACATCCACTGGGAGAACACCCAGGCATTCGGCCTCGTCAAGGCAGGGACGCCCCGTGACAAGGACAACCACGACCTCGAAGCGCAGCGGAACATCGCCAAGACCCTGATCTACGCGATGATCTACGGAGCCGGTGACACGAAGCTTGGGGCCACCGTCGGCGGTGACGAGCGTCGCGGTTCCGAGCTCCGCAAGAAGTTCGAGAAGGCCGTGCCCGCGTTCCGCATGCTGCGCGACGCGGTTGCCGACGCCTCCAAGCGAGGATTCCTCGTCGGCCTCGACGGCCGCAGGCTTCCGGTTCGTTCGCAGCACGCCGCGCTCAACACGTTGTTGCAGAGCGCCGGTGCCGTCGTCATGAAGAAGGCCCTGTGCCTTCTTGTCGCCCGCCTTGAGAAGGAGGGGTATGTCTTTGGCAACGACTTCGGGATCGTCGGTTGGATCCACGACGAGTTTCAGATTGAGGCCAGGCCTGCCCTGGTCGGCCATGTTGGCGAAAGCGCGGTCAACGCCATCCGCGCCGCAGGAGAGCACTATCGGTTCCGGATCCCCCTCGACGGGGAGTGGCGTTCCGGGGCCAACTGGAGCGAGACGCATTGATCGGACTTCGTGGCTTGCGTACCTGGCTGGCTATCTCGATGGCGAAGGCTGCTTTGCTGCTTCATCCAGGAGCGGCGTCCGCGTCTCCGTCTCCAACTGCTTCCCGTGGACGCTCCGGGCGCTCCAGGAAGAGTTCGGAGGAGCCGTGCGGCTCTCGCTACCGGCAGCCTCGCGCAGCAGGACGCAGTACCAGTGGCAAGTCAACGGCAGCAACGCGGTCGCCTGCATCCAGGCGGTCATCCCGTACCTGATCGAGAAGGCCCCGCAGGCCGCGCTCGTCCTCGAATACCGAAGCTGGCCCGTCGGTAGCGCCAAGCGGCGCTCGATCGAGCGGGAACTGAAGCGACTGAAGAGAACCAACTATGAATAACCCGCTCACCTTCGCCACCACCCAGGAACTGTTCGACGAGCTGGCCGGACGCTTCGACGCCATGATGTTCGTCGGGTACCAGGACCGTTCTGACAAGCACTACACCATGACGTTCGAGTCGAAGGGCAGCGCTCCCGAGATCGTCGGCTTGAGTCACATGGCGACTCGGCATGTCAGCAAGCTCGTGGTCGAGGGGGGAGCAGACCTGTGAACATCCTGATCGACGGGGACATCCTCTGCTACACCGTGTCTGCCGCGGTGGAGAAGCCGGTTGACTGGGGCAACGACTTCTGGACCCTGCACTCCGACTTCGCCGAGGCCAAGCAGCGGATCGACGTCGACATCGTCGAGTTCGTGGAGACGCTTGGCGGTACGTCCTTCACCGTCTGCCTCTCCGACTCGCAGAACTTCAGGAAGTCCATCTACCCCGAGTACAAGGCCAACCGCGCCAACGTCCGCAAGCCGGTCGTCTTCGCCGCCTTGCGCGACTACCTGATCGAGACATGGGATTGCGTGTTCTGGCCCCGGCTTGAGGCAGACGACGTCATGGGGATCCTTGCGACCACGAAGAAGGACTCCGTGATCGTCTCCGCCGACAAGGACCTTCGTACCGTCCCTGGCCGGGTCTACAACCCGAGCAAGCCGGACCTGGGAATTGTCGAGGTGACTGAGGCGGAGGCCGACCGCAGCCACCTCATCCAGACGCTGACCGGCGACCGCACGGACGGCTACCCCGGATGCCCCGGGATCGGACCAGCCCGTGCGGAGAAGATCGTCGATGGCGGCTGGGAAGCCGTCGTCGAGGCCTTTGTCAAGGCAGGCCTCAACGAGACAGTCGCGCTCACGCAGGCGAGGATGGCCCACATCCTGCGGAAGGGCGAATACAACCGCAAGACCGGGCAGGTCAAGCTGTGGGCGCCTAGAAAGGTAGCCAATGTCTGAACACCGCCAAGACGACATGAGCATCAAGGACTCCGGGGCTCGCCAGACCTGGGACACCGGAAGCCGCCGCGACACGAGGGAAGGGAAGGGCAGGTACGACCTCATCCCCTGGGAGATCGTCGATGCAGACGCTCGGTACCTGGAGCTGGGCGCCAAGAAGTACGGCGACCGCAACTGGGAGAAGGGGCAGCCGCTTTCGCGCTATCTCGACTCTGCATGCCGCCACCTTGCCAAGTTCATGTCAGGACGCCGGGACGAGCCTCATCTCCTGGCGTGCCGGTGGAACATCGCCGCATATCTCTGGACGCTCAACCGGATCAAGAACGGCGATCTTCCGGCAGAGCTGGACGACACCGGGGAGATCGTCAAGCCAAAGACCTTGTTCGACTCCCCAGAGGCCTAAGTCATATCTATGGACACCGAGCAACCCTTGCCGGAGTTCCCGCCCATCTCCGACGCGCTTGTCGCGGCCTTGACTGCGCGGTTTCCGCCGCCCATCCCAGAGCTGTCGATGACCGACCGCGAGATTTGGATGAGGCGCGGCCAGTACTCCGTCATCCAGTTCCTCCTGATCGAGCAGGAATCCCAGAAAAACAAGTGGTAAGGACCTTCCCATGTGCATGAGCGCCCCGAAGATGCCGCCCCCGGCACCTCCCCCGCCGCCGCCTCCGCCTCCCCCGGTGAAGATGGCTAGCCGCATGGCGCCCAGCCTGACCATCCAGCAGCGTCCTTCCCGTGGGGCCGTCGGCACCTACGAATCGCTCGTCATTCCCTACCGCGGCACCGGTGTCAACGTGCCTGGGGCCTGACGATGGACGAGGCACCGGCACGGACGAAGTGGAGCAAGCTTGAGTCGGACCGCCATGTCTACCTCGACCGCGCCCGCCGCTGCTCGGAGCTGACTCTCCCGTTCATCTACCCGCCCTCGGGAACCACCGGGGCCTCGGAACTCCCGACGCCTTACAACAGCCTCGGTGCGCGGGCCGTGAACAACCTGGCATCGAAGCTGCTGCTCACGCTCCTCCCCCCGAACACGCCGTTCTTCCGCTTCACGGTCAGCCGCGAGGTCGTCCGCCAGGCGGAGGCCGCCGAGATGCTGGTGCAGCTCGACCAGGCCTTCGGCGAAATGGAGCGTGCCCTTGTCGAGGAGCTCGAAGCCGAGCCCATCCGCCCCGTCCTGTTCGACGCTCTGCGCCACCTGATCGTCGGCGGCAACGGCGTCCTGCGCCTGGACCCCAAGCACGGCTGGCGCTTCTACGCGCTGGACCAGTACGTCGTGGAGCGCGTCGCCGACACGGTCACCGAGCTGATCCTGAAGGAGAAGGTCGCCAAGGACGCCCTTGACAAGGACGTCCTCGACGCGATCCCCGAGGAGGAGCGCAAGCGCCTGGGCGACTCGGTCGACGTCTACACGGTGTGCTGCCTGGAGGACGGTCGCTACGAATGCCACCAGGAGGTCGCTGGCGTCAAGATTGCCGGGACCGAGGCTTCGTACATCCCAGACGACTTCCCGTACATCGTCCTGCGCTGGAACCGGATCTCGAACGAGAACTATGGCCGCGGCATCGTCGAGGAGTACCTCGGCGACCTGAACAGCCTTGAGGCGATCACCAAGTCCATCGTCGAGTTCAGCCTTGCGGCCAGCCGCCTGCTGTTCTTCGTCCGCCCCAACGGGGCCACCCGGCTTACGGACGTCCAGAACGCCCCCAACGGCGCCATCAAGATCGGCAACGCCGAGGACGTCACCGTCCTCCAGATGCAGAAGTTCGCCGATTTCAACGTGTCGATGAGCGTCGGCCAGTCGATCCAGCAGCGCCTGGAGCACGCCTTCCTCCTCCGCTCCTCGGTCCAGCGGAACGCCGAGCGCGTCACGGCCACCGAGGTCCGGATCATGGCCCAGGAACTTGAGGACGCCCTCGGCGGCGTCTTCTCCTCCCTCGCCGGGGACCTCCAGCTCCCTCTCATCCGGGTAACGCTGTCCTCGATGCAGAAGAAGCAGAAGCTCCGCAAGCTCCCCGAGGGCATCGTCCGTCCGGTCATCATCACCGGCCTCGACGCACTCGGCCGCGGGCACGAGCTCATGAAGCTCGACGCATTCGTCGCCGGTATCGGGCAGACCCTCGGGCCGCAGGCCCTTGCCCAGTACCTCGACGTCACCGGATACATGGCCGCACGGGCGGCGGCCCTTGGCCTTGACGTCGCAGGGATTGTCAAGAGCCCCGACCAGATCGCCCAGGAACAGCAGGCTGCACAGCAGCAGGCTGCACAGCAGCAGATCGCGCCTGAGATCATCCGCGCCGGTACCCAGATCGGGGTCGCGCAGATGAAGCAGCAGGGCGAAACAGGAGTCCCAGCAGCATGAGCACCGAAGTCCAGGTCCCCTTCGCATCCAAGCCCGAGGGTCCCACCGGACCGAACGACGCCGCCTACATCGCCCGGGCGGAGGCCGCAGAGGCCGCACGGAACGGGCAGCCGCAGTCCGACCTCTCCACCGAGGCGCCGAAGGAGTTCGCTGGAAAGTTCAAGTCGGCGGAGGAGCTGGAGAAGGCCTACGTCGAGCTCCAGGCCAAGCTCGGGGCACCCGCCGACAAGGCCGAGGAGAAGCCCCAGGACGCCCCCAAGGGCCTGACCACCGAGACCTTCTCCAGCTACGTCGACGAGTACGCCAAGTCTGGCACCTTGTCCGACAAGTCCTACGCGGAGCTGGAGAAGCTCGGCGTCTCCCGCGACCTGGTCGATTCCTACATCGAGGGCCGCAAGTCGGCGGCAGTCGCGGCGGAGAACTCCGTGTACGGCGAGGTCGGCGGCCGCGAGCAGTACCAGTCGATGGTCTCTTGGGCGGCGCAGGCGCTCGCTCCCGAGGAGATCCAGGCCTACAACGAAGTCATCAACTCCGGAGACCCCAAGAAGACGCTCTTCGCCGTCCGCAGCCTTGCTGCCCGGTTCAAGGAGAGCAACTCGTCGGGTCCCGCCCGCGTGGTCGAGGGAAAGCGCACCGACGCCTCCGACCGCTTCCAGTCCCGCGCCGAGATGGTGGCCGCCATGAGCGACCCTCGCTACAGCAAGGATCCGGCGTACCGGAGCGCGGTCATCGAGAAGCTCAAGAACTCGAACCTCGACTGATGCGGCTGGCCGTCGTCTGTCTCGCCGCAGGCCTGGGTGCCTGCAACCCTGTCGAGCGCATCGCCAGGGACACCAACGAGATCCGGACCCAGGCCCAGGCGCTTGTCAGGCACGGCAACGACACCGGCGACGGGGTCGTCGTGTCTCGTGCAAGCAAGATCGACAGCCTTGCATCAGACATCCACGGTGAGCTTCCGAACGTGCAGGCCCGCCCGTCGGACTTCATGGACCTCCTGAAGATCGGCGCCATCGGCCTGGTGCTCGTCGCCGTGGCCGTGATCCTCTGGCAGACCGGCATCGGAACGGCCATCCGCGTCGCCGTCGGCTGGATCCCCCGGCGCAAGCAGGAGGAGGCCAAGTTCATCGAGGCAGTCCTGGACCCAAGCAAGCCCGAGAGCGCTCGGGAATACATCGCTGCCCGTCGTGCGGCAGACCCTGAACTGAATGCCGCACTTGCGGCAAAGGAAAAGCACTAATGGAATCTTTCCTCGGCAACGTGTTCTTCGCCCTGCTGGTCGGCTGCTGCGGTTTCGCGGCGGCCTACTACCTGTGCAAGACCCGCCGAATCTGAATCACATCACCCCCCGCTGGCTGGGGTGAACGTCCGTCTTGGAAACAGTCCGAGACCGACTCGCGGCCCGATGCGTCGGACACCCGTGGAGGAGGATCGCTGACTCGCCCGCAGAACGGCTTGTCAAGCCAGCGCGTTTCTTACACACACTCACATAGGAGTCCATTCAAATGGGCAACTGGGATATCACTCCCTCCCGCTTCGGCGCAGTCAACGCTGCCGCCGACAAGTGGGAACTCTTCCTCAAAGTTTTTGGTGGGGAAGTTCTTAGTTTGTTTGAACAGAAGACGGTGATGAAGCCTCTCATCACCATCCGCACGATCAGCCAGGGCAAGTCGGCGACCTTCCCGCTCTACGGGTCGGTGGCCGCCAAGTTCCACAAGCCCGGCGAGAACATCCTGGAGGGCACCAACGGGTACCTCTCCGAGATGCGCTTCGCCGAGCGCGTGCTGAACATCGACGGCCAGCTCATCTCGGCGTCCTTCGTCTCGGACATCGACGAGCTGCTCAACCACTGGGACGCCCGCCGTCCGGTGGCCGAGGAGATCAGCCGCCAGCTGGCGTACTACTTCGACCGCGTCGCCATCCACACGATGATCGCCGCCGCCCGCACCACCTCTGCTCCCGTGACGTACAAGACGTCCGGCAACAAGGACCTGGTCGGCACGACGATGAACATCGGCTCGGCGACCTGGAACGCTGGCAACTTCATCAGCAAGTGCTACGAAGTGGCCGCGGAACTCGACGCCAAGGACGTTCCGGAAGAGGGTCGGTTCTGCCTCGTCAGCCCGATCAACTACTGGAACCTGGTGAACAGCGGTGCGGCTGGCGTGTACGTCCAGAGCGCTGACTACTCGTCCGGCAACTCCAACGTGGCCGCTGGCAAGCTGTACCAGCTCGCTGGCTTCCGCCTCGTCAAGACCCCGCTCCTGCCCAACGTCAACATGATTGCTGACGCTGACGCCGGAACGGCTGGCACGCAGATCGCATCGGCGTACCAGACCCTGGCTGGCGGCAAGGCCCTGACCGGCGACGCGATGCCCAACCACAGCATCAAGAACAGCCCGTTCGGCACCACCAACGGCTACGCCGCCGACTTCTCGAAGACGCTGGGCGTCCTCGGGCACGGCGCGTCGGTCGGCTGCGTCCAGAAGCACGACATCGCCACCGAGTCTGAGCGCAAGATCGAGTACCAGGGCACCCTGATGCTCGGCAAGCTCATGACCGGCTTCGGCGTCCTGCGTCCGGAGTGCGCGGCAGAGCTCACGCTCTCGTGATCCTTACCGTCCTGGGGCCTA